ATGAGCCAAAAAAGGATGAGTCTATCGCGGTGATTGCAGAAGCTTGTTGGAAAGGTTGGATTCAAAAGGGATTGAAGAAGAAGGGGAACCGAATGGTCCCTAATTGCGTTAAACAGTAAAACATACTATATAAGAGTATGTTACTTGCGGCACTACTCGCCTTTGCCCCACAAGGACCCGTGGGTGTAAATTTAGAAACAGTCACTGACTGGCATAAACAAACCCCTTTTGTGGACGCCTTTAAAAGTTCTCGTGAATGGGTGAGCCATCAAGCTAGCCCTTTTTCATGGGGTGGTGGGCCTGCGATCAATACAGACGATCTTGGGTGGCCTCAGAGTCTTGAGCCTAATCAATGGATTGAATCTATCATCTTTTCTGACGGGTCTCCTAATTACCCCGATGGTATTTATAACATTCGTTACGATGGTATCGGAACTCTGAAGCCTTTGGCAGGTGGTAACGGATCTGTTACGATTGTAGAGCAGAATCCAGGTCACATTAAAATTAATTTACAGGTTCCGAGCGATGGGTATTTTACTCTTAGGATTACAGACATCGTGCAGCCCATTGAAAATATTCGAGTATATCTTCCTGGGTATGATAACTCCAACAGAATATTTCACCCTGATTTTATGAAGAGCTTAGAGCCTTTCGATACCATCAGATTTATGAACTGGGGTAGGACAAACGATAACCCTGTGATTCATTGGTATGAAGCCACTAACTTTTTTAATTATACTCAAGCTACTTCGGAGGGAGTTCACCCTCTTTACATGATTGATCTGTGCAACAAAACAAAAAAACACATGTGGATCTGTGTGCCTCACATGGCAAACGATTTATATGTTCAGTATCTTGCACTTCTATGTCGCATAGTCTTAGATCCATCACTTACAATTTATTTAGAATACAGCAACGAAGTTTGGAATGGCATCTTTGATCAGTGTCAATATGCTCAAAACGAGGGAACAGCGTTAGGATTACACCCTCAACCTTGGCATGCGGGGTGGCGTTATTATTCTCAGAGATCAATTGAAGTTTTTAACCTATTCTCAAACATTTACAACCCGTTAAATCAAAGAAGACTTGTCCGCATACTAGCAGGTCAAAGTGTTAACCCCTGGGTCAACAGACAAATCATGGATTGGCAAAATGCCTATGAGAATGCAGATGCTTTTGCGGTTGCTCCTTACTTTGGAGGATCGTTAGGAAATCCTAGCAACTACCCACAAGCCTCTACGTTCTCTGTTTCTCACATTCTATCTCTCTGTCAGATAGACCTTGATGACAATCACAATGTGTATACTAGGCAGAATAGAATTGATACCACACAGAGAGGCTTACATCTATTAGCTTACGAGGGTGGTCAGCACCTAGTAGGGGTGGGATCTGCACAAAACAATCAAGCCCTTACAAACTTATTTGTACAGGCTAATAGAGACGCGGGAATGCGTCAGTTATATTACAATGACTTGGATCGCTGGTTTGAGGAGGGTGGAGATTTATTCATGCTATACCGAGCCACAGGTAGACACGGTAGATACGGATCGTTTGGTTTGCTTGAGTGGCAAACACAACCTAGATATACAGCACCTAAATGGATGGGCGTAATGGATTATCTAGGTCGTTAGAGTTTATACTCAACACCATTCCCAAAACTTGAACCTACCTCAATATCTACGCCAAGGGGAACTTGAAGGTTGATACCGAAGTTATCTCTTAAGTAGTAGTAGTTCTCAAGCTCATCCTTAACAATCTCTACCACTCTCCTGGTTTCATTCTTTGGTGCAATTAGTTCAATGGAGTCGTGAACTGTAGCTACTACCTTGGCGTCTAAATTCTTTAGCTTATCGATCACGCCTAGCATCCCACACAAAAGAATATCACTAGCGGCAGACTGGATGGTAAAGTTAAGACCCTGACGGAAAGCCTCTCGACGAACACCCTTAAAAGGAGATCTAATGTTGGGCAAGTGACGGTAACGTCCAAAGATAGTCTTGGCGTATCCAAACTGTTTGATGTAGTCATCAATGGTTTGCATGTACCTACCTACACCAGGAAAAGCTCGCATCCAACTGCTGATAATCTCCTCTGCCCTTTCCTCAGGAATGTTACGCTTTGATGCAAGCGTATAGGCAGTACCCCCGTATACCGTCAGGAAGCTAACTTCCTTTGCTATCTGTCGCTCAAGCTTGCTTACATCCTTAGGATCCTTATTGAAGGTGAGACCCGCAGAGTAACTGTGCAAGTCCACACCAGACTTGAAGGCTTGAATCATATTCTGCTCGTTGGCAACGTGAGCTAGAACTCGTAACTCCATCGCCTTCATGTCGATAGTAATGAAGTCGTGTCCTTTAGGTGCGACCACGTAATCACGAATGTTCACATCCAAGGATTCTCTAGGCAGAGTGTGAAATGAAACGCCAATCTTGTCGTCTTTCTTCCTGCCAACATTTGCGCCTGAGTTGGATATGCGTCCGGTTACAGTGCCATCAATGTTATATTTAACATACATCCGACCGTTGCCAGTGTTCTTAAGAGCGGTTCTCGCACCTTCAATATACACAGAGTGCAGTTTAGTTAACTTCTTATACTCAGAGAACCTATCAAAGAATCTTTTGGCAGACTTTAACTGATCATCTGTCATGTTGTTCAAGACTGCCTTGGCAATGTTTACTTCTTCGTTATTCACTCTTCAAACCTCTTGCTGAAAACTCTTCTTCAACCATGGCCTTTACCTTTGAAAGAGTTTCCTCATTAGTGGATGGAGCACCTTTCTTAGTAAACTCGAAAGGATACAATCCTAAACCGAAGTCTTCAACCTGAATCCATTCACCTGACTCATCTTTCGTAAAAGAATAGATGACCTTCACAAGTTGACTGGTTGAGTTAAGGTTCGTCCCATCCTCTAGTCCAGCAGCCTCGCGTAAAGCGGTATCTGCAAGCTTAATCTTTTTTTGTAATTGAACGTCCAGTTCGTTCATCTTGTCTTCGTCAATCAGAAGGCCCTCATACTCCATGTTGAGAAATGCAACAGTTAGGGGTGCGATAAGTTTCTCGTATAACTTTTCTAGTTTCTTTTGGCGCACCTCTTCAAGAAGCTTGGCGTAAACCTTAGCGGTAGCGTATGTGTCCTTGGCATTACCATCAGCACATTGAATGAGTGGGATGTTCTTCCAATCAAACTTCTTGCCTTCTACTGTCAGCATTAAAACTTCTCTTCAGGAAAATAATAGTAAACAAGATCAGCCAAAGACTTAGGTACGTCTTCTTTATACAGGTGCTGCAAAAGCTTAGTGTCGAAGATATTATGAACTTCATCGACCCCATAGCGTTTCAGGAATTTAAGGTCAAAACCAGCGTTTTGCAATACCTTTCTGTTGGTTTTGTTTGCCATCACTTGGCATACAAAATTCATAAACTCACTTTTAACTCTGTATCCTAACTTTGCCTCTTTATGGTCTATTGGTAGGACCAGAGTTTCTCCAAGCTCTCCAGTATCTCTGTTAACCAACGTCATAGAAATTGTGTGTATTGTGTCTTCTAGAAAATTAAGACCAGTAGTTTCAATATCAACAGCCACATCCAACTCGGTGTCGATAAACTTAGAACGAATACGATCTAGTTCGTCTATGCTGAGAGCCAATAAATGAGGAACTTTAGCTTCAGTAGACTTACCTAAAAGTTCATTGTTTACAGCATTTTCCAAATCCGTTCTAAACAGATAGGCATTCTTGGGCTCGGCCAAGACTTGAAAAGGATGCATGATAGGAACAATCTTGAACTTTGTTCCCGCCTCAGTGGACATTGCATCGCATTTACCGCGAACTTTACTATCGTCTCTGGCTTTACCATAGATCATAGTAGTTGCTACCTTACCACATGCAAACACAAGTTTGGGCTTGAAATGATCCAGAGTGTCTTCTAGGTGAGACTTACAAGATTTCTTAATACCCGTAGAAAGATTGTCAGAGGTTATTGAAGGACATTTAACAGCGGTGGTAAATGCAAAGGAGAAATCACTAGTTAACCTTAAAAGCTCTCTACTGATGATGTCCTCCTCTTGTGGCCTGAAAGCCTCAAAGCTGCCTTCAAATATTTTAGCTGAGTCAGAGATAAATAGTATATCTACAGGGGTATCAGCATACTCATAATCTAACAAAGTGTGTCTGGGCAGTTGCATTTTCAATGCAGGACACCCTTCACATTTACGGTTGAGTCCTTGAAAACTTAGCTGTGGCATGGGACTATCATAGTAAAGTGCCAAATTATATTGACAACGAGAAGTTTGAAGAACTGATTCAATTATTTAAGTCCGGGGAGCGTTCCCAAGAAGAAGAGTTGTTCTCTATGTTTGATCTACTTATAGATCGACTCATCATGTCATTCAAGTTCAATGTTGACCATGAAGAAGCAAAGCAAGAGTGTTTTTTACTCATACTTAAAGTGCTTAAAAACTTTGAAAGAGAATCAGGTCAAGCTTTCAATTACTTTACGACTGTTATCTTAAATAACTTAAGACTCTTGTATTCTAAGAATAAGAAATACGCAGAGAAACTAGAGATTTACAAAAGTTACAAGAGCGGGAACTATATTCCAAGTTCCGCGCCAACAGATCCATTGTAGGATACTACCCTAGGGAAAGACTTATGGATAACCACAAGCATGGGTAGTTGTTCGTATCGATTTAGACATGAAGTAGATATAGTCTCTCTGTGAGATTTGATGCTTGTCTTAATTACATCTAGACAGTTAGGCACTTTAAATATATCTATCACGTAAAGTTCTGAGTCTCCTTCTTCAGGAAGTCTTTCATTGAAAAACTTACAAGGCTTATCCCACTCATTGGTAATGAGATAGTAAGAGGTGGACTTAGAAGCAATGTTGCTATTGATTACGAACTCAAGATGCTTTGAGTTCTTAACCTTAACACTGTGAAAATTATTCTTCTTCTTGTTCATTAGTATTCACAGACTCCTCTGAATCTAATTTCTGCTCTTCAGACTTCTGATGTTCCTTAATCATTTTCTGGATCTGCTCTGTCATTGCATTGCATCCAGCAAAAAAGATTTGCTTGTAGAACTCTTCATCCGAAAGTTGCTCTGGCTTTATTTTAGCAAAGGTCTTGAATCCTTCTGCTTCTTCTTTAGAAAATTTAATTTGTATTTTCATGCGTCCTCTACTGCGTTCAGTTAATTTAATTTTAGCATCGTCTAATGAAAATGATACTTTATCCATGCGTCTATTATAGTCTAGAGGATTTCATATGAAAGATGATTTTGATGTATCGCCGTTAAAAAAGAAAAAGAAAGTAAATTCCAGAGCTAAGGGAAACAGGTTTGAGAACAAGGTTGCCAAAACTTTGAATGAGAGATTCAGCACTAAAGAATTTTGCAGAACCCCTGGGTCAGGTGCCTTTGCTACAACACATACATTACCTGAATATTTAAAAGTGTATGGGGATTTAATTACCCCTCAAAACTTTAAATACATTATTGAATGTAAGAAAGGATATAATGAAGAACAAGTAAGTGATTTATTAAATCCTAAATCAACAATTTCAAAAATGATAGCTCAGGCTCATCGAGATTCTAAGAAATCATCGAGAAAGTTTTTATTGATTATTGGTCAGAATCGAAAGGAACCTGTGGCTATAACCAACGAGTTGAATCTGCCAGTCAAAGGTCCGAGTTTCGTAGGTTCATCTGGAGATGTGCAAGTTGCGATGTTTAAACTTGAAGATTTAATTAATATCGATGATAGCTACTTTTTCTTGAATAATGCCTAGAGCTTCTCTTAGACCGTTCAAAGCTTTAACTAACGTTGAAGAGTTTTCTTTACTCTTTCTCTTGTCGTATCTTTGATTGGTAGCTTTATTTACAGACAATGTTGTTTCATTGTTTACTATTGTTTTCTGACCTTTGGTTCTGCTAGGCTTTGGGTTCGTGTTTAAGGCAACGCTAGCGTCACCAGAAGAATAAACTATTAAACCCTTTGAGAAATCAGACTTATCAGTGTTAATGCCCCAACCACCTTTACCCTTAACTATATCTCGAAGCACATCATTTCTTGATAGTACTTGGCTTTCACCCGTGCTCCAGCTAATTGCAGTTTCATTAAGCTTAGGATCGTCGGACCCACCAGCGTGATACATTTTTGACGCTAACCATCTCTGTGCTGCTTCACTTTTCTTAGGATCACCGGAGTTTAAATCGTTCTCAATCTTTTTGTAGGTGATCATGGTAGCTACTTCTTTTTGTAGTCTTTCGTATAACGCTCCAGCGGTGTAAGAATCTCCATATTTCTCTTTCAAATATTCTAGCTTTCTTTTGATTGAACCCCTCTCGCCTTTGGTTAACTGATCATAAGTTGAGTTATCCGTGAGTTGTTTATCCAACATATCAACAAAAGTTTTACCAGCATCTGCTTTGATCTTCTCCCCACCCCGAGTAGTAACTATTGCCTCATAAGGAACCTTAGATATGTCTCTTGAAATGCTATCTATATTATCGTTATATTCTTGCATTTCGCTCCAAGCTTCTGACCTATCCCTCTTTGAAACTCCTAGATCATCAAGCATTGTATTTATCAACCCTGCATGAGGACCACCATCCAAGGGTTCCTGCATCATTTCTTTCTGAGAATTCTCACTACCCTTACCCCAGGTTACATGCTTCAAAGACTTATATGCTTTCATACTCGTCTTGCATACAAAAATTTGATCATCACCGCTAGAGGCCAATCCAGACTCTATAGCAGCATTCTTTTCTCTCTCAGACATATGCCCCTTCTCAACCATCTCATCCAGAGTAGCTACTTTATAATTATCAGGATTGAGTCCAGACTTCTCCAGAGCTTTTCTAGCTTTTTCTTCTGTTGAGAAATATTCTCTAATATCTTGCCTATTGCCAAATCTTGTTTCCTGTCCTGCTTCAGTAATAAACTCTGGGTTTCGATCCCTAACGATTGCTAGAGATAACTCTAACATCCTCTTGTAAAGAGAACCCTCTTTATCACTTGTAAACAGTTCTTTCAAATTGTTTACAATCTCTGAATCCTCTGGAGATAAGCCAGCAGTCTTCTGAACTAGGAACGCTGTTCTGGCAGCATCACTTAATTTCTCCATCTTTTGTCTGAGTTGCCTGGAGGCTAATTCTATTTCTTGTGCCAATCCTTCAGGTATCTGCCCCTCAGCTTGTTTTATTTGATTAGCTCTAAGCATTAAGATCGCAACTTTTTGAAACAATTCAAATCCGGTCCCTAGAGTATTATTATCAGACCCACCTCCTACGTCATCACTTAATATACTAATTTCAGGAATACCGTCTTCGCCACAAGCTTCAAACGCCTCTTCGATCGTATCTTTCAACAAGCCTTTATCATCGGTAAATACAAGGGCCTCAGACAGGTCAGCATCTGCATAGGGAGAGAATACCAGTTCACCTCTACTTGTCCTTCTGATGTTGTTTGTAAATGCTTGCTGGCCTGTTGGGCATTCTCCTGTAGCCAGAGATTTCATCATGTTCTCTAGAGTTTCCGAAATACCAACAATTGAAGAGTCGGGTAATACGCCGTCTTCAAATGTAAACCCATCGAATTCTCTGTTATAAACAAGATACTTGTTACTTTCAGAAAGTCTTCGCTCAAGGGATTCAGCACGACGCCCAAAGAAAGCTGATTTATACTTGGTGGCACTCTTACCAATGCGATCAAATGCCTTTTGAATAAAAGCAGACATCCTGAAGAAAGCATTACTAGCCGCTTCTCTAGCTTCTTCAGTATCAAATTGACCCTGACCTATACTTTCTCCTGCTACTGCTCCTTCTCCTGCAATTTTTCTTGCTTTTTGCTCTTCCGTTTCCGGCTCATCATCCGCGCCAACTAAAAAAGTAAGCATGGCCTTGAACTGTTTATCATTACCAGCAGAGGTTAGAGTACGACCCTGAGGATCCCAAAGGGCCCTACCGTTACTTGCCAAAAGCGTATTAGTGGATGCATACCAACGAGCCTGTTTTCCATTTATATTAGTTACGTAGCCACTACCCTGTTGCTGCCAATTATCGATTGGATATTGATTCAAAACATCGATGGCTTTTTGAACTCTAGGGTCATCCTCTTGCTCTAACAGTCGAAGCTTACGACCGTGAACTTTACTAAAACGCTCCAGAAGTTCTGTTACAAAATCCATAGCTTATAATAGACAAATAGCCTTCTCTCTTATTTAGAGAGAAGGCTATCTTAAATTGCAATAGAGATGTTAGTTTACAGAAGCAGTTTTGAAGTAATCAACGAAGTCGTAACGGAAAGTCGCTTCGAGTGTCGAAAACTCATTTGTGGAGTAATTCTTCTCCGAGAATCTAACACCTGTGGGGTAAACGCCATAGAGTTCTATGTTAGCGTGAGGTTGAGAGGTATTATCAAGCTCTACGATAGTCATCTTCATCGCCTTAAATGCGCCTAAAGTGCCACCAGCCCCACCAGGAGCAGAGTTCTGAGTCATATCACCCGTCATCGGATCATAAATGGTTTTAAACCAATTCCACATTTGAGGAGAAGACTGTTGAACGTAAAGATTATCAAAAGTTACAGTTACACTCTCAGGAGTATACTTGCCTGGGTAGTACATCTTATCGTTAACACGATCAACTACTATGTCTTCAACAGTGACATTGATCGGAGACACCTGTTTCGCAGCTAAAGTAAGACTATCTCCCAAAGACGGATCCGGTAAGCCAGTAAATCTAACTTCAAATTGATAGGCTCTCACCGAATCAATACTAGTTGAAATTATCGGCAGGTCCTGACCCGCACTAAATTCTCTGTTGGCATTTTCTTTATAAAAACTTGGCATGATTATTATCCGTTAATTGTAGCCGATTGGCTTGTGAGGTTGACCTCAAAGACGATCGTTTCAGCAGCCTTGGTGGGTTTAATTGTAACCGAGCACCAAAGCTCATTCCTATCAACTCTTAATGGAGTGTTCGTTGTGGAGTCACACTTGACAGCACCCTCAACAATAGCTCTTCTGGCAATTAAATCACTGAGGAATGGATTGATGACATTCTCAAGGTTTTCCCAGGTAAACTGATCGTTTGGCTCAAACTGGAATGGTTTGCCCAGTTGTAGGAGAGTTTTTCTTATGAAGATCATAAGTCTTCTAACGTTAACTCTATCAAGAGCCGTAGGTGTTCTTTGAGTTGTTTTTTGTCCAAAGATTACGATACCACCTATCGGATCTTTAGTGACCGGGTTGATAGCGTTTGAGTATAGGGCATCTCTATCACCTTGGTTAGTTGCCTTTTCTGTATCGGTAGGCTTGGTTAGACGACCTCTGTTTAGACCAGCGGGAGCAAACCAGGGATCCGAAACAGCATCTGTAAAGACACATTGTCTTGCAGCAAAGATAGAGGGGTCAAACCATTCTTCAGCAGCAGCAAAGCTATTAAACACTTGAACCCAGGGCCAATAGGCAGCAGCATAAGAAGAGTTCACAGCAGCAGTTCTAATACCCTTGCCGTTTATCCAATCTATTGCATCTTGAGCTTCACCGATAGCGTATGGTGGAGCAATTAAAGCTAAGAAATTCTTCGAGCTTTCACCTAAAGTAATAAGCTCATTTTGAACATTGTCATCCGTTATTCCTGGGATGACAGCAATGGAGATGTTTAACGAATCATCATCAAGAGCATAGATACCTGTCTTGGTAGCAGCACTGCCGATTATGGCTGACTCCGTTGAACTGTCTGGTTGATCGACGACACCATCAACAGTTTCTGAGGTATAACCACTGTCTCCACCAGCTAGGCCAAAAGTGCCAGCAACTGGTTTAACAAATCTTGGGGTTGCTTCTGTCTCTCCCCCCATCTCTACAGGAACCTCAAGTTTGTCTGAAATTACGTCGGGGAATCCTGTGTAATCAGTGACGAAATCACTAGAAACTGCGTTGACATAAATGTATTCTGATTGAGCGTTAAGTTCATCATTTTGAAGAACAAATTCAAAGAAGTCTTGTGCAGAAGCAGCTAAAGAACCAATAAATCTCTCTGCTTGAGATCCTTCGTTGTTTACGACAAGTGTATCTTTAACCGAGTTGTTAATGATTTCAATTGAAAGACCCTGCGTGGACCCATCTCTCAGAGCACTAAGGTTGTAGCCAGCACCAGGGTAAAGGCTGTAGGCCTTCAGAGTCACATCAGTTATCGAGGAACCCTCTACTTGAACGCTAGAAAATTGAGTGATCTGATCAGCATCTATGGATGAGGCTTCGCCATCGTAAATAATGGGAAGGAATCTAAATCCAGAGTTAGCAGGCGTTTCATCTCCGTGAACACTGGAAACTTCTAACGCCGCTCCCGAGCCAGCAAACTTAGATGCTAAGAATAATGTATCACCATCTTGTCCAGCATACACAGGTTGATCATCAAATATATTAGGATCAAAGCTGTTGAAAAGAATATCTTTAGCTGTCGGGAAAGTTGTGCTAGATACAGGAAGAGTGACAAGAGCACTAGCCTTGAAGTTTCCGTTAGCATCACTTACACTGTAGTAAATCGAAGAAGCATTATCAGGAGTCCAGTTTCCCGAAAGTGCTACAGCAGGAGCAGTGCCAAGAGTAATTTGAGCACTAGCCGCGACAGCATCTGAATTAGCAGCGCGAACAAAGTAAACTTGATTTGTAGCTTCAAGAATTTCAAGTGCTCCCTCTAAACCCTGGCCTGGAATAGCAGTGTTAGGCTTGCCGAATTGTCTTAACAAATTAGCTTGGCTAGTTATTAACGTAGCTTTATCAGTTGGGCCTTTGTCGGCAAAGCCCACAATCCCAACTACACTCGAATTCACATTCGGGGTGAAAATTGAAACGTCATTTTCAAGAACTACGACAGAAGGACTAGTAGGTAATGCCATGATTAGTTACTCTTTCTATAATTTGATCGCGTACGATAGGCGGTTGTTTTTTTGGAGGGTTGTGGAGTAGGGGTTAAAGGATCTGGAACACTATGTATTCTCAGCATTCTTCTCTTAACCATATTATCGGGAGCCCTACCACCCCAAGAATCAGGAACTTGAATAGTAGATTTAGGTGCTATAAACTTTTGAGAAACCCCCTCAGATGTTTCAAAAGCTACATAGATGCCTTGCATACTTGTGTTCTTAACGATTTTCATATAAAAGCTCCTAATATATTTACTAAGATAGCAATTTAAATTGAGTTAATTTACTGATTTGAATTATCAGGACATTTGAACTCACCTGATCGAATGGCTTGGTCTATTACGCTAACAGCTTCATTGCCCGCTGCATCTATAGCGAATCGATGCATCGCGTCCGTGTCTAGGCTTGCGTCGGCTTCGGGGACGATCGTGCCGTCCGGCAGACGTGTACCACCGACATTAAGAAAAGAGATAGGAACATCTACAGTGAATTGAATAAATTTTTGAAACTTTGAAGTACAAGGGCCGGGAGTTTGACCTGGACCTGGAGGAGGTGATACTCCCGAAACTTCTCCAGGAAACTGCGCTGCTCCGTTTGCCTTAAACTCACCTTCTTGTCCTTCCTCTAAAGAAAACGATGTGGAAGTCTTAGGATTTGCTATAGTAATTATATCCGATTCATAAGGATCAAGAGGCTCTTCACAATCACAACAACCCAAGTCCAACCACCCTCGCCCATCTACCTTACCGTCGTCCGGCCAGTCGTTATAAAATTCTAAAACAACAGGATCATTAAGTCGGGCTGGTAAACTTGCTATCAATTCATTGACTCTCTCTTCTGTAAACCCCATCGACCTAAATAATTTCTCTTGGTTTCGATTCTCCGCTCGTATTCTTTCCTGCGCGAGTTTAAGTTTTTCACCAGTTATAGGCCCCTGACCAGTTCCCGCAAAATTCAAACCTGCATAGTATTCTAACTCACCAAACTCATTCCTATGAATTTGATTATTGTTGTGCCTTTCAAGATACCTTGAAGGACTATCGAAGTGTGGAATCATACCTTCAAAATACCAAGTTAATCCCTCACAATTTAAACCTAAACATCCGGCATGTCCAAGCACCTCTACTTCTATAGTACAAGGTATGGCACCATTTTCTGTAGAGGTATCACCAAACGTGAGTTTGGCTAAGAAATCTAATATTCCAAGACAGAAGTTATCACCCTCTTGTTCAGAGCCTGGGCTTATGGGAAAAGTTATAGGACTCGGTGTGTTTCGTGGTCCAGTGATTGGTCCACGCTTGCAACATTTTTCAAATTCTGGATTTTTTGTCTTGCCTTCTAATCCAAATTGTTTCACAAGACCATCCTTAAAATCCATTAAGAATTTATCATTAAAGATATCAACGCCCGCAAATTTCTCGGTATCGTCACCGCCAAATCCTGGTCTCCCTACCGTCGTATACGGTTCACCACCACTGTATGTTGAACCACCCTCCATCCCTCTACTTCCTGTGCTTGGAACGATGACGCCTCTAGCGTCTTTATCTTTGTAACTGCGTTGAAAAGATATACTCATATCCTTGTTTTTAAATTTAGATGGACAAGGATAATCGCAACAACCAAGAATTTTAAACTCTTCTTGTTCAAAGTTTATAGTACCTTCTCGATATGAGAACAACTCATCCAAAAGTTCCATATCCTTTTCAGAGAACGCAGATCTATTAGCAACTGGCTCTACGCCTGCACGAATTCGGTAAAGGGTTTGTTGTGTTTCAGGAATATTTTCAGTAGGAGAAAACGGAGGGAGTCCGTGATAGAATTTATTAGCTAGGTAAGTGAGTGGCCCAAATCCCTCTCCTGCATTTTGACGTTTGTTAAAAGGTCTTTCAACTATTTTTGTAGTAATAAACTCGGGAAGATCTGTATTATTTCGCGATGTGTTTTCAACTACTTCGTAAGCTCTGCGACTAGTTCGATCAAAAGTAGAGGTTCCATCGCATGAAAATGTCTGAGGTTCCCTACAGATAGTTCTGGTCTCTTGTTCAATAACCCCATCAACAAAAAGCATATTAGGCGATGCATCCATGGTTCCTAAAAAAGGCCCTTGCTTCTTAGCCGCCGCCGCCGCATTGAACTCCTCTACAGTTTGACCCAGTGGAGAAGTGCCGTATATAAAAGGACCACCAAAGCCCAGGTCTATATATTGTTTAAATTTAAGTGCAAATTTAGTAACGACTATGCCAACACAAAGTCCTTCACTCTCAAAAGTTACAGTTGATTGATCACCGTTATCAGCGATAGATTGTTTGATCTCTTTTGTTTCTACAGAGCTATTTAAATTCTGTTGTTCATCAGAAACATTAAGTCTTGAATTTGTTGACTCAGAAACACTGCGTTGTCTGTCTCCTGTAATTTCAACCATTAGAAATTGAACTCCTGTATTTCACCTGTATTGGTTATTAAGAATTTAGGATTCTCAACATAAGTTTCTAGACTTACTTCTATGGCTTTTTGGAGCACTCGATCTTCCTTATCTTGAACTTGAACACTGCCAACGTCTGATTCAGAGATTAAAAAAACTTTATTTATACCCGAGAATTTGGTGTTAAGTTGTAAATCTGGATTAAACTTTGTAAATATAGAACTTCTTAACATGTCTAAATCAGCTTTGTATTTGCACCAAAGATTTATTGTATAGGAAATGTTAACAGGCCTTGGAGATAAACTTAAAATTCTTTTTGCTCTTAGCTCTTTCTCGTCCCAGTATTTTTCATTTAGTAGAAGTGGAGTATATCTTCTTCTCTTATCATCGTTAAGAGTTTCTGTTTCTACTATTGTTATCATCGGTAATATTAAAGTGTTGTCAGCTTTAAGCTTGCCTGCAATTCTCTCAGGGTTACCGTATACACATTTAACTTTTATCTTCTTGCTGTTACCATCAATGTAATGTAGACCACCAAACATATCTAATATGGATCTAAGACTTTCTCTGTAGATATTATCTATTTCAGGTCTAATCTTATCGGTAGTCATTTCCAATATTTGTGCTCTTAAACTTTTAGACATTAGTAAGGTCTACCCCCGATGTTATCTGATCTATTAAAATAATCTTCATTGTGAATGTCTTGAGTGTCTCTAAGAACTTTAGCATGAACTAGTAAGTGATAAACGCCATAAGCTTCAAAGCTATCTTCTTGAACCTCATAAACTTCAAACTTAATATCTTGAAACTCAGGTTCAAGAATATCACCGATCTCGATTGGTGATCCTAATATATTTTCAACATAAGATTTGTTAAAATTAAATACTTGATCATACTGAACCTCAACACCGAACTGAGATAAGTTTTCCTCTATTGGTCTTGGATCAAAGTGCCCCCATACGACTACTGGCTCAGGTGATATTGTTTTTTGACGAGACTCCATGTAAATGTCGTCAATGTCATTACTTTTGATATATTTAAATACTTTAATCTTAGATCCTGATAATTTAATATTTTCAGAATCTATCATGTTAAACAAATTCTTGTCGTTTTTCTTTTGAAATAAAGAAAGACGAGCATCCCTTTCATCTGGGATATTAGTCGGAGGTGTGTTTACTTTGTATCTCATTAGAAGATATCAAATAAAGGTGGAGCTTCAATTTCACTCTTGAGTTCTTCAACTAAAGCTATTTTTTCTTGAGCAGCTTCTTGAGATAGTATGGCACCATTAAGAATGGTACCGCCTCCAGGTCCAGGAAGAAGTTGGTATTTACCTCTAATACCTCCTAAGATTTCTTTAGCGTTAGCTAGAGTATATCTTTGAAGCCAACTCTTATAAGCGTGGTGTATTGTGTTAGGATCAAAAGCTCTGAACTCAAGAAGAACGTCTTCATCTTCATTTTCTGGGACAGGGAAGATTGTTAGAAATTTGTTATTTAAAAGTTGCCACGTAGACATCTGACCTAAAACATTTTTTACTTGCTTAAGATACTGCTGCATAAGCAAGTATTGACTAACATTATAATTGTTAAAAAGACCAGTGTTCGTAAAGAACATGATAGCAAAATCAAACTCTAGCGACCCAGGGTTAGCACCAAACTTAAAGAAGTCTCTACGATACCAAACATCGTTTAAGTTGTCCGCAATCTCTTGAGGAAGTTCATAGGTGTTAACTCCAGCTTCTGTTTTGAATACTGCATATTGAGTCATCCAATCAGGAGCATGATACTCTAATTTAGATATTGCTTCATCTATACAGATCTGTATTTGAAAGTCATCAAGTTCAACATCAACAATTGGATGCCCTAACTTAGCTAAGACATAATCTTTAATTGTTCTGTTAAAAGTTTTAAATTCATTTACGTCTTTAGCGTCTTTGTTATTTAAGTCTTTATCCATAGGACTTTTGTAGTCCTTAAGTTGATTACCTCCATAAACTCCATATGAGGAGCCATAGGATCTAACAACTGGTATTCCAACCTTGTCTCCGTATTCAGGCATATCAATATTATTTACCCTAGAGATACAAAAAAGGCTCGGATTAAATCCGAGCCTTTTTTAACCTCTATCTAATCGTTAAGGATTAGACAGTGTAGGCACCACCGAACGGTTCCGTCTGGTATCTAGTGTTCCTGAAGATCTGCGGGTTCAGGAAGTCACTACCAACACCGATCAGTCTGATCACGCGGTAGAAGCGCGAGGCGGGTTGAACTGCGGCCTTGCCGTAGCGAGTCAGGATACCCTTTCTCGGTTGGAAGGTCTCAGGATCAACGACCGTGTCCAGAGGCTGGAGCGGGATGTACGGGCAGTAGAAGAAGCCAGCGTCCATCGCGTTGCCACCCTTGTAGCCGACGATGATTTCGTCTTCTGGGAACATCGGGTCAACAATCAGATCATACTTACCAGCGAACTTGCCAACGTATTGGATTTGATCACCGCCCATATTGGTCGGGCCATCCGTAGTAGCAAGGCCACCTTCAAGCTTCGCAGCCGACTCAAGCATCGACGCGATGATCGGAGAGGTGATCAGGACGTTGCCAGGACCACGGAGGGTCGTCTTGTAGATGTCCGTGCTAGCGAAGTTGATGAGCGCCAGAACGTTCGAGAACGCTTCACCGAGGTGACGAGGACGAAGGCTTGTGGCCGTCGCACCAGGAGACGTTTCAATGAAGTTCTTAACATCCATGACAAAGATGTTGGAGTGTCTCTTCTTGATACCTGTGCCAACAGCGGTGTCAGCGAAAGGCTTGTTGTCAGCCTCCAGGCCAGCAGTAAAGTCATACTCGTAAGCGCCAGCAACAAACGTGCCGCCATTGAAAGCACCTTCATTATCACCGCCGATCGATTGGAAGTTATCAGCACCACCTTGGTAAAGCGACTCAAGGTGGAATCCACCCAGACTGCCCAGTGTGGCAGGACCATACGCAATCATGCGGATATCTTCGATCAGTTCACGATCGATTTCAAGGTTCATTTCCTTCGACAGAAGGTCAGTAAGCTCGGCTTCCATGTCCAGGTTGTGGTAAGCCTTCAGGTCTTGAGCGGCTTCCAGCGTCCAGAGGGCTCTCATCTTACGCTCACGCGCTTGCACGGTTTGCTTTTCAATGTGGAGGTTGAC